AGAGGGCATTCTCATGTCTCTCTTTATGAATAATCGCCTGATAGTATCAAAGCAGTATCACAGAGCCTTTTGGCTCTCAAAATATCGCATTGCATCAATACTTTTCAGGGTTTGCAAATTACTCGAGCTCTATGGTGGGCAGTTATCTTCTGTTCGCATAGGCTGTTTTCTATTCTTCCCAGTGCTTGTATTTCCTGCATTTCCTTGGTTCTTGCTGGCTTCTGGGTGCTTTTGTTACTCGGATGTTACTTCGGTGTTACTTTCGGGCTCCACCAAACCCAGTTCCGCAAGGTAGCGGTTCACGGCCTCATTGATGAAGTCGCTGCGGCTCATGCGGCCGCTCTCAACATTCTTTTCGTGGTCGTCAATGTAGTTGTCGATAATGTCCAGGGTGCCGGTGGGGAGGTGTACCGTTGTCGGCACTCTCCGGCTGGCTCCCTTCATAGGCCTTCCGTATGGCATTTTATTCCCTCCTGTTACTTGTTGCGGTGGTTCTCTGCTGCTGCGGCCAGAACGTCCAGATCTTGCCGCAGCCCAGGGGCCAGGGCGTCCACCCAGCGCGCCGGAATGGCCGAGAAGCCAAACCAGGCGCCTGCCAGGCCGCCGGTAATGGCTGCGTTGGTGTCGGTATCACCACCCAGGTTTGCGGCCGCACAGACGGCCTCCTCGAAGGTCTGGGCGTGTGCGAGGCAGCTCACGGCAGTGCTCATGCTGTCCACCACATAGCCGCCCGCTGCATACGTCGCAGCCGCTTCCACGGAGCCGTCGTAAAACGTCCCCTTCAAGCACTCGTGCAGAAAGTCCGCCACGTCGCCGTCCTGGAAGTTACCAACCGATTCCGTTAATAAATATACCATTCTCGTGTACAAAACGCAAGCCTCGGTGGACTTGTCCCCGCGGTGCGTCATTTCCGCAAACGCCCTGGCCTGCATCTCCGCAGCGCCCTTTGTCTTGCAGTAAAGGCCAGGGTATACGGTGCGCATCAGAGCGCCGTTGCCTTCCACAGGGCGGCCGCCGTCGCGCCTGGTCTGTCGCGCGGCCTCCATCCAGTCCGCAGCCGTCGGAACGCCCTGCCAGCGAATGCGGCCCAGTCCCTTTGCAATGGCAATGCTGTGCGAGCAGGCGCCGCCGATGTCCTTCGGTTTGCTGTCGGCCCATGCAATGAACTGCTGGCCGACGGAGGCTACCAGGTCCAGGCCGTTGTCCCCTTCCAGGGCGTCCAGGATGCCGCGGGCAACGCAAAGGGTCATCTGTGTATCGTCCGTAACCTCGCCGGGCTTCAAGTTCAGCCAGCCGCCGCCGATCATGTCGGTAACGCGACCGTATGCGTCGCAGATCTGCCGGTCGCTCATAAATTCCAGGGGGCCGCCCAGGGCGTCGCCAACGGCCACGCCGTACAAGGCACCACGGATTCGGTCAAGCTGCTTTTCGTTGATCTTCTTCATTTCTGTTCCTCCCGTCCAGGCATTCGGCCTGTAATCACTCGGCCGTTTTGGTCCAAAAGCGTGTAGCCGCACAACTGTGCGAAGATTTTCGCTGCCTCCTCCGGCTCGTACAGCAGAACCGCCGAAAGTTCTTCCGCCGGGTACTCCTCCGGCACGTTCTCGACCAGCTTCAAATGATTGCCTATCATGTGTCCAGCTCCTTACGCATGAACCGCAGGGTTGAACCCCTGGGCCTTTATGTTCTTCGCCCATTCTGTCACCATGGCGGCAAGGTCCTTTTTCATAGCCGGATAGTATTTTGTGGGCTTTCCGTCCACGAAATCTTTGTAAACTTCCCAATAGCGGCCGATGTAGTCGTTCTGGTAGGTCAGCGGCTCCACGGTACCGGTTTTCCGGTCAACGCCCATGGTCACATCCGGGTCCCGCATAAGGTCGCTGTTCTGCTCCCCATAGTGGGCCACGGAATACACCGGGCGGCCCTCGTGGTCATTGTAGCCCAAGGCCTCGATGCACAGGTCCATATAGCCCGGGGCCGTGAACTTCAAGGCCTTTTCTTCGGTGCCGTCCACGGCATCGAAGAAGGGCGCCAGGGTCTTGTAAATCGTTTTTGCACTCATACCTTTTCCTCCCGCTCCATCAAAATTTCCGAATCGCGCGCCACCTTCCGCAGTGCGGTGAGAACCTCCGCAAGCTGGTTTAGTGTGGTCGCGTAATTTGCCACCTCGCCAGCCCAGGCCACATAGTCGTCACCCTCGGAAAGCAGCCGAATTGATTTTGCCAGGTGCTCCGCTTCAAGCTCCGCCATAACAATCTGGCCGTTCAACTGCTGGTTGAAGAATTTAACTTTGTCCATGCTCTGTGCTCCTCTCTGCGGTATGGTTCCCGCGACCTTGCCCGGCTGGCTGCCGGGTGGTTTCGGCCTTTTCCTCGGGCCATCATCAGGCGGGGTTATTCAGGGCGAGTATTCCACGCTTCAATAGTTCGTTGCCTGCCCAATTCCCCGCGATGTTCATAAAAATCGCGGGTAAATGTGATATTGCATTTCGGGCATCTAATCCGAATGCCCTCAGTATTAGATTCAGTGATGGTCGTATGCTCCTGTCCGCAGAAAGGGCACGGTTTCAGCGTTTCCTTTTTCATCGTTCAGCCCTCCTTAGGCTTATTCCTTTGCGCTCACGCGTCCTTCACTTCCACGCTCTTAATGCTGTTCTCAACATAACCGCGGCCGCGGAGGTGCTCGCAGCTCCAGCAGAAGCCAATTCCGCGTTCTCTCAGAAAATAACCTGCCTGGGTGTTGTCCTTTCCGCTAAAGGCGGATTGAAGCGCCCAGGCCTGGGCGTCCTCCACCAGGATCATTGCGCAGGCCTCGCTGCGCTCGCCGTTCTGGATAGTGTCGTAGGTGAAAATAACATTCTTCATGGTTCAGTCCTCCTCTGGTGCAATAAAACGCGGCTGCGGCTCAATGCCGCGGGCCTTACAATATGCGGAAGCCTCTTTCTTTGCCTTGCAGCTGTAAACCAGCTTGCCTTCCGGGAGGTCGCCGCTCTGGCATCGGTGCGAATACTCGTGCACTTCCCAACGTGATTCCATCGAGCCGCTGCCGAAGTAGTGCCGCCTTTCCATGGTGTAGATCATCGCGCCGCCCTCCTTAGTGTACCTTAATCAGTGTCCCGCTGTTCAGAATGTACCATTCTTCACCGTTCTTCACGGTCGTCTTGCAGCCCTGTGCTTTAAGCAGCATCCGCATCTTTGCCAGCTGCTTTTCGGTGCACTGCATCCAGAAGAACCCTGCATAATTGAACCACTCGTTGCTCTGGATGTTCACGGAACGGGCATTCTCAAAAATGCGGTTGAAGGTACTGGTTTTCATGGTTTAGCCCTCCTTGCCTTCGGCTTTCTGCTCAATTTCGAGCAGCTCGTTGTAAATTCTTTCGGCCTCGTCGCCGGTCAAGTTGAACTGTTCGATCAGGTCGGAAATTGCATCGGACCGCCAACCGCCTTCGTACAGGGACGCCGCAGAATACTGGGTGTCGTATTCCTCCCGGCCGCCGCAGCGGAGGTCGTCGCGCCAGTTCTCGTAATCGGTCTCTGTCATGTTCAGCATCATGGATGTGTCCTCCCCTCTCATGCCTGGAACGCCGGGCACACAGCGCCGCGGAAACGGGTGAGCCGGATTGCGTGGTTCAGTTCCTTTTCGCTCATGCAAGCGGCAGGAATCTTGCTCACAAAGCCAATCGCCCACCAAAGGCCCTGCACCGTCTGGCGGTCCAGAACGGCCCGGCGCTCTGCGTCGGTCTTGGCGGCGTTGTACCGCTTCAAGGTGCTTTCGCAGCTTGCAATGAAGTTGGCCGGAATGTTAATGGAAAGTGCGTTCATTGTTTTGTCCTCCTGTTGTTGTGTGCTGCTGTTCTCTACGCCTTCATTATAAACCGCTTCGGTTTATAAGTCAAGAGGGAATTTTGCGAAACAAGATTATTTTTAGGCAAAAAGAAAAAGCCCCCGCTTCCAGCGTACTGCCAGAAGTGGGGGCTTTCATGTGCTTTTAGGTGGGATTCATGCGAGTGTTACTGCTGCGCAGCCTTGGCCGCCTTGTTAAGGTCAATCTGGGCCTGGATGCGGGTAGTCAGATACCCCACGGTATCGTCGCCGGAAATCTCCTTGATGTAGTCCAGCGCGTCCTTGCTCAAACTCTTAATTGCTGCGGAAATGGCACCGTTCAGGGCCTTGGCCTGGGCGTCCTTGTCGAAAGATCCGGACGCTTTCAGGTCGTTTACATAGGTCTGGTTCATGGCTGCCACAGCGTTTGCCACGGCATCGGTGATCTCGCGGCATACGCGCTGGATGGTTTCGTTCTTCACCTTCTCGGCCGTGGAGGCGTCAATGGCGGCAGCGGCCTTGTGGATGTACGCGGTCACAAGGGGGGAACAGATGGTCAGGGCGGCAAAAAGAAGCTGGGTCAAAATCTCTTTCATGGTGTACTCCTTTCAAATTTAACGAATAACAGAAAGCCCAGCCCTCTGGATGATGGCCGGGTAGTTCTTATAGGCGTGGTTCAGGTCCACATTGCCGGTAATGCCGGGGATGATGCCCTCGCTGGTATACTGCCAGATGCCATGCTTGCGGGTGGGGCGCTTGCCGCGGTAGTCCGCGATCCACAGGTCAAAGGCTTTCAGGGCATCCATGTCCAGCTCCGTGTTTGCGTAGCTGGTATAGGTGTAGACCATGGCGTAAAGGCCCCAGGCCTCGATCTGCTTGGCTGCGCCCGCCACCAGGGCGGACAGTTCCTTGGCGGGGATGGGTTTCAGCTTGTTGTCCTCCACGTCTACCGCAATCGGCAGCTGGAAGGTTTTGCCCTTCAAGGCCTGCTTCACTTTTACCAGCTCAACGGCCCGGGCGGCCTCGTTCTGGGCATAGGTGTAATAGTAGGCGCCCACCGGGATGCCCAGGCGGACGCACTCGGCATAGTTGCGCTCAAACTGGGGGTCAATGTAGACGCCGCCGAAGCTCTTGTTGGTGGAAACGGTTTTCAGGATCGCGCCGTCAACCTTCCCGCTGCGCTTCACGGCGTCCCAGTCGATGGTCCCCTGCCACCGGCTGGCGTCCAGGTATCTGTAAATCATTTTTTGGTTCCTTTCGTCTAAGTGTCCGGCCTTTCGTCTAAAACAAGGCTCATTTTAGACGAAAGCCTTAAAGAAAGTCGTGCTTTTCCAGGCGGTCGTCATAGCAGCGCTCAATATTCGCAATAGCATGGGTGCACTTGTTGTTTTTATACTCCTCGTGCGTCCTGCAATACGTTCTGTAAACGTCTATGATGCCTAAAATCTCGTCGAAGTCCTCTTGGGTGTGGTCGATGCCGCGGACCAACTCATTGTTAAACCGAAGAATCCGGCTCCGCAGAAGGTCCGCGTTGCGTTCATCGTCCATTCGGATGTGCTTGTCCAGAAGGCGCCGGGTTTCCTCCTGGTACTGCTTAACCTCCGACCATTTTTCGTCCTGGCTCTTTTGCGCTGCCTCCATCTTTTCGGAAAGTTCCGCGGTCAGGGCGCGGGCAATGGCCTGTACAATGGTCTTCCACGGGTTGATCTCGATTTTCTTCACCTGGAAAATTTTAGTGACCGCCAGAAGCCCGGCGGCCACGAATCCGGCTGCTGCAAGTAAATCTTGGGTGCTCATGTTCCCTTCTTTCTGCACTTGTGCGCCACTATAAAAAGGCAGCAATCATAGGCCACCACCTCCTTTCCTGCTGCTTCCATCAAAGCGAAAACGGGAGCTCGTCTGCGCCCAAAAGTTGGCCGATCTGGCCGTCCACGTTGGCGATCTGCTCCTCTGCGCATACCGCGCCAACCTGGGCCAGAGCTTCCGCCTGGGTGTGGATGATCTCGTTCTGCTTGCTCACAATGTCGGTCAAGGCTTCGATAATCTGTAAATTGCTCAAGCCGCACCGCCTCCAAATGCTTAGCCCGAGTAGGCTTCGCCCACGATTTCCTCATACTCGGCGGCGGTGATCCACTTCTTTTTGACGGCCAGCTTGACCGTGGACTTCTTCCAGAGCCGGAGATCGTAGTGCTGCTTCACATCGTCGAATTTTGCGCTATGTTCGGTCATGTTACATATCCTCCAAATCAACGTCGGTGTTCATGGCAAGGAAATCAAGCTGTGCCTGAATCTTTGCCCTGAAAAGCTGGTCTGCGGGAATCTCACGCAGAATAAAAGCCCACTGGCCGTCCGGGGTATCAGTGGGCTGCATGATCCGCACAAGCTCCGCGTCGTGCAGGGTTTCCGGGTAGGCGCACCCGGTCATATCGCCGTCGCTGGCGGAGATATGCACTTCCGACAGGTTGCCATCAAGCATTTCCGGGGTGATTTCGGTTTCAGAGTGAAACGTGTTTGCGCCGGGGTTCAGGGTCAAGCCTTCGATTTTTGTCCCATCAGCCAGCGTAACCGTCCATGTCCGCTTTTCTTTTTCCATGTGATGTCCTTTCCGAACAGCTCTCTAAAAAGGGCTGTCATGTTGCGGATTTGCTGCCTACTCATAAACTTGTAGTTGGCGCAAATCCATGATTTGAAATTGTTTTCGACCTCGCGGTATTCCATCCGGTCATCATCCACCAGTCGCTTATAGGCTTTGAGCTTTCGCCGCTCGCGGGTAATGGCTTTCGGGTTGATTTTGCAGGTGATCTCGCCGTCCGGGTGCAGAGAGTACAGCATTTGCAGGTGGCGGTATTGGCCGCCCAGCTTGCAGATGCAGGTTTTCTTTTCGTTGATGATAAGGCCCAGCTGTTCAGCTTCCCGGCGCACTCCCGCCATGGCTCTGTGCAGTTCTTCTTTCGTGCGGGCCATCATGTAGAAATCATCTGAATACCGGGCGTATCCCTTGATACCACAGACGATTTTTACATAGTTATCCAGAGGGGCAGGCAGGAAGATGCCGACGTTCTGAGAGATCTGATTGCCGATATCAACTCCCTTGCGCAGCATCTTTTGCCCGGTCAGGGCGGATGCAGGAACGCCAAAGTTGAGCGTGGAACTGATTTTCTCCCGGTACATTCTCTGAATTTCCTCGTCGGAGAATCGGGACACGTCCAGCTCGTAGGTCTTGAACGTGGTGCGCAGTACGCCCATGACCTGCTCAAGCTCTGCCGGGTCTGCAATTTCCCGCGCCAGATACTTTTCCAGTTGGGCAAGTGCAACGTCGTGCAAAATGTTTGCATAGTAGCCGGAAAAATCAGAAAACAGGATATAGCCCTCATTTGTGCCCTCCCGCTCATAATACTGCCGCAGGTGGATTTTGAAGCGGTGGCGGTGAAATGCCACGCCCTTGCCCTTTTGTGATGCGGAGTTGTCGTATTGCAGGTACTTTGCCAGCAGCGGCGTTAGATACTCGTCGCAGGTCAGGTGCGACACGGCTTTATCCGCCGTTTCGGTGCTGGTGATAAAGCGTTCATGCCCCCGCTCTTTGATCTCGAACTTCACGCCCGGCTGCGGCTCATAGGTTCCTGTCTGGAAAGCACGTTGGAGCTTTGCCGTTTCAAGTAAGTGGTTCATCTCAAAAAGCTGTGTGCCGTATTTGTATGCGGACGGCTTTATCGCTTTCGTTCCCGCATCGTACAAAAAGTTTGCATCTTCAAATTTTGTCATATAAAAAGAAAAACAGCGTGATAGCTCCGTCGGTCGTAACCGGGAACATCGCTGTTGATGCCCTTTCGGGGCTTTATCGCAGCTTTCGCCACGAAGGGACAGCCTTTCCTTTCGCAGAGCTGCGCCGGGCTTTACCCATCATGCGCAGTTGTGAAATCCAAAGGCCCGGCCGCAGGCCAGACGCCATTGGCGTTGCTGGCGTTGTTGCAGTTCGCATTGCCGTTGCCGTTGCAATTCGCAAACTTAGCTGCCGAGACGACGTACAAAGGATGCCCCCAAAGGTGTTTATTTTTTCGGACTTGCAGCGGCCTGCACCGCTGCTTTGAATCGTTTTGCGTCGGATTTTCGCAGGTTCTTGATGTAGGCCACCAGCTTATCAATTTCAAGCACAATGCCCGTGTATTTGTTAAAATCTGCCGGGATGGCTTCGGCCACATACTGCAATTCATCCTGCAACTTCCAGCAGGCGGCAATGGCTTTGTCAAGCTCAAGCCGTCGTGCGTCAAGTTCCAGCTGGCAAGACGGCCAGATAGAATTTGCAGCGCGGAGATGGAGCGGAATTTCGCGGGAAAGATCGTGCATCCTCCGGCGTTCCTGCTCAATCAGCCACAGGTTGAAACCCTGCTCCTGCTCTCGAATCTGCGCGGCCGCCTGCTCCCTTTCGGGGCCAGGCGGCAGATATTTTGTCATGGTCTCGACGCGCTTCTCGTATTTGGTTTTGCTGTAACCGAACGTCCGGGCCAGCTCCGTTGTGATCTCCATGCTGATCTTCCGCGCCAAGTGCTGCGCTTCAAGCCGGGACGGGGTGCGTTCGTGTTTCGGGATAGCCATTTCTTCACTTCCTTCGTGGTTGTCTCAATCCTGCGGTACAGGCCCGCAGGATGTTCGATCAACCGGTCAGCCCGGCCGCAGGCCAGACGCCATAGGCGTAGCTGGCGCCGTAGCAGTCCGCATCGCCGTTGCCGTTGCAACCCGCAAACGCAGCTGCCGAGACGACGTCTCGCAGCCAGCACCACTGGTCACGAACAAAACTCATCCACGGAGCCAGCCGGAAAAGGGGCAGCTGGCTCTTGTCGATGGTATAGTTACGGCAGGTGTTCCACGGGTCGGTGCCGTCCGGCATGGGCGAGAATTGCCGCCCACCATAGACCATGTTCTCGTTCATCAGGTCAACGGTGCTGTCGTACCAGTCGGAGCCGGTAGGCTTGCCATTGGTGACAGCATTGACCAGGTATTCACGGTGATTCAAGATATGGGCAGAGCCAAAAGCAGTGTTGAACGTGGTCTTTGCCTGCGTCAAGCCGTTCTTGTACAGGTCAGAACCAACATAGCCGCCCTCGGTCGTGTTGGTGGGGTTGAACTTGTAGGTATACAGCTGGCTGCGGGGAATGACTACGGCGTGATGGGTATTGCAGGCCGTATCGCCGCACTTATACCAGTAATCAAACGCGGCGATGATGTAGTCCATGCCGCCGATAGACCAGTAGTCTCCAAGGTACAGGTCTTTGAACGTGCCCGCCTTGATGGCTGCCCACTGCTCGCTCGTGACGCTGGTGCCCAGTGCCTTGCCGCGATAGACCATGTTGTGCGTTGCGGCGTTGTCCTCAATACTAAGGGCAGTGCCGCCGCCGGGCATAACCAGCGGGCCTTTCAGCTCGCCGCCGGTCAGGGGCAGATAGGTTTCCTGCGCTTCCTTCTGCAAATCCTCTTTGGCTTTGTCGATCTTGGTGTTGACCTGCGCAATCTGCTTGTTCACCATCGCCACGGATGCAACGGCGTTCGGGTCAACGGTCACGGAAATGTTGGCAACGTTCGAGATTGCCATAATGCCGTAAAGCTCAATCTCAAAATCGCTGTTTTCCGTGTGGGAAGGGATTTCCACGCCGCGGTCGTCCTGCATAATAATCAGCAGGGTTTCGTCGCCGTCTGCCAGCTTTGCGTAGATGCCGACCTGATGCAGAATGTACCCGGTTTCCACGTCCTCATTGGTGATCTGGATTTTGATGCGCTTGCCAGCGTCGTTGCCGGTGCTGTCGGTCGCGTCCTCGATGCCAAGGATTTTAAGGGTCTGCTTCTGGTCTTTTACGTCGGTCAGCGCGGCCAGCGATTCGGCGGCCGTAGTGCCTGCGCCGCCCACGGCTTTGGTGATCGTCATGGTCGCGCCGGAAAGCACTTCGGACATCATGTCCGTGCCGATGTTGGTATACAGACTGTTATTCCAACTCATGTGTTACCTCCAATTTTGATTTCAATTTGCTGCCGGAAAGCCGCCACGCCCACCGGGGCCGGGGCTGTTGCGGTATGATCTGCCGGGCGAATGTCGCCCTTGATGTATGCTGCCATCTGCATACGGTAGGCGGTGCAGCCCGCCGGGGCGTATGTGGTGGCCTTGTGGTCTTTCGGCCGCAGAGTGCCAGCGATTCGGGCGGCTTCCTGCTGCCTGATACTCCACAGCCCGGCTTTCGCGTAGGTGGTGGAAAGCAGTTCGCGGGGGCGCAGCGTCCCGGTGATCTTTGCGGCCACGCGCTGCGCGGCTCCGTGGTAGCCGGTGCCGATATAGGCGGTGGTAAAAACCTCAAAGCACACTTCAAACGCAAGGTGCGACGGCTTTACTTTCTTCAGCTTTCGGACGATTGCGTCATAGTCAACAAAACCTTCTCCATTCTCAACGTAAACACGGAACGTGTATGGCGCAACATTTTCTTCAACCCGGATTTTCCGTCCAGACATCGACGAAAGAATTCCCTCGATTCTGGCAGGATTCATGGGGGCCCGCGTTCCTCGTTTAGAAATAACCGCAGCCCGGCGCGCTGCCAAACTGCGGCTTTCGTCTACTTCGATACCATAGCGTTGCTCCCAGTAACACAGTCCCCAGGTTGCCGTTTCCGGGTTTGCCTGCTCGCGCAGTTCCGAAAAGCGAGTTTCTGCGTCGTCCACTTCCCGGCCCATGACCTCATAAAGCCATTTCGCAACATAGGAACGCTCATAGATGGGCGAAACACGGGAAATCATGCGCTTGGAAACATGATTTTCGGGGAATTTTTCAAGGTCAAAGTTCTTCTGGGTGCTCATTCGCTGGTCGCCTCCGTGTCCTTGATACCGTGGATTTCACCGGTGCAAGGGTAATCCGCCGGTTCCAGCGGGATATCCTTCACGTCTCCGTTCACAAGAATTTTAGAAAAGTTCTTCACGCCCACAGTGCGGGTCAGGGCCGCGTGGATCTCGTTATACTTCACCAGACTGTCAGCCTTGGCGGTGATGTAATACTCAATCAACGCAGCGCGGAAGATTTCTTCCACCTCCGTTGCAGTCTTGGTGTCGTCCAGCTGCAAGCCTTCAACGGAAATGTTCACCACTTCGCCCTCGGGGGCCTGCACCAGAAGAATTGCGCCCACAGGTGCCTTGCGTTCGATTCGGTTGTTGTCCCTCATAATGTGGTCATACACGTTTTGGATAATAGATCCGTTGGCAGGCTCGCCGGAGGAATCCAGAATAATAAGGCGCACCCAGTTGGGATGCGCCTTTTCATACTGGGCATCAACCAGCACCGTGCCAACGCCGGAAACCTCTTTGGCCCAGCGTTTATAGTCCGCGTCACAGCCCACAAAGGATTCACCCGAAGTTTCGTCATACTCCGCAATGCGCAGGCGGAGGGATTCGTCGTCTTCCTCCTCTGCGCCTCCGGTGATCTTGTCGGCGTTGGTCACAAGGGTAACGCCTGCAATCGGGTCCATCATAATTGTAATGGCACCCGCGCCCACGTTGCCGGTAGGGCCAGGCTCTACGGCCGTTACAGCAACGTCAACGGTGCCGTTCTCCCCGCTGGTCGCCTCGCCAATGTACGCCACGGAATCCGTGGCATATTCAATGGCGGGCACTCCACCGGAAGAAGGCACACAAACCACAGTCCCCTCCGGGATCTGTGTACCAGGTGAGCCGGTAAAGGTGACGGTTCCAGCCGCAGCGTTCGCTGGGCGGCGGGAAAGGCCGTCGCCCCTGGCGTGACCATCGAGATAGGCGCCGTAGGACCACGCCGGAAACATCAGCTTCAAGGTTTCTACAAGGTGGAAATTCAGAAGTTCGTCCTTTTCAAGCGCCGTCGGATAAGTAAAATCCCATGGGAAACCGCCTTCGGTGTCGTCAATGTCGGGCGGGAGGCTCTCCATCATGCGCGCCTGGATTTGCTCCGCCGTTTCGGTTTTCAGCCAATCGGGCGGGGAGAATGCCGGAATTGTGGCCATGCTCTCACCTCCTTACTTTGAAAAGTTCAGATTGACGGTCTGGATCTCGTCATAACCGCGGCCCTTAATGTTAAATGCACAATCGCAGCTGTCTGGCCCGTCCCATGTAAACGTGAAGTCTCGGCAATACTCTGTTTTGGGGTTTGCCATGATGGCCTCCGTGATGGTCCGTTCCAGGCTGGCTTCCACGCTGGCGTGGTCGCTCTGTGCAAGCGAAGTTTCAAGCTCTGCGCCGTACTTGGTCGAATACGCCAGAAAGGCGTCCCGTTCCGTCATAACGGTTTTTATGCACCATTGCATATAGGCTTCGCGGCCGCTGGCTCCCGCCATGCGTCCGGCGCCGTCAAGACGAAAATCACCGGTCGCGTAGTCAAAATAAACAGAGGGTTTATATTGCTGCTTCCGGCTTTCCTCGTTCTTCTTTGTGACGAAGTCGGGGACTTCAAAAACGGGGTAAAGCTGCTTTTCAGCCATGGGAAAGTCCTTCCTTTCGTCTGGTTATTTTTTCAGGTCTTCCGCCGGGCAGATAATGTCCACCACAACAGCCTCCGACTGTACCCAGGCCACCAGAACGCGGTCCCCGGGTTTCAGGCGGCGCATTTTCTCGGGGATCAAGACGTGGTGCTGGTGTGCGCCCTCGTCGCCTCCGCTGCCAGCGCTGTTCTTCGGCGGGTTTGGCGGGTCCGGCTGCCCAGCAGCCGGTATGCCAATCGTGCCAGAACACGTCTGGCCCCTGGAATCCAGAAGAGTTGTAACCTTCTTATGGTTATGCTCACCGCTGCCCGGAGAGCCGATTTCTTGGGTCTTCGCCAGAATGTCCCCGGTTTTGCCAAGGGTCAGCTGGCGGCAGACGTGATAATCTTCTACCGGGATCGGAATAGAAAATGTGTTGGTTTGGAGGCTGTAATCGTCCAGGATTTCGCCAAAATCAAGGACCAGGGCGGAATTTCGGTTCTGGTCCTTTTTGTTCTGCCCGGTCAAAACCTGAGCCAGGTGGTTCACGCCCTTGTTGCCAGAACTCGGGTTCACAGTTTCCTCCTTCCATTACTTCGAGAAGGCGCCTTCATCCACCCAGCCGTAAACGTGCGTTTCGGCCCAGTTCTGATAGATCAGGTGGTACGGGTGTTTTGCGCCCTTCTTTATGATGGTTATTTTGGCTTTACCCGGCGAAAGGTTTGTGCTTGCGGCCTTTGTATCGGTGGAAGCCTTGTAATGGCTGCCACCGGCAAAGCTTACAATGTCGCCCACCTTGTACTCGTCAGAGCCTTTCTTATTTCCGGCCGAATCCTCGCCCAAAACTTTAACAGTCATGGTCATTGTGCGGTTTGCTGCATCGTGCTGCACTCCCAGCACGGTGCAAAAGCCGTTCACGGTCCTGGCTGCGGCCCGGATCTTGTCGCCCTTGTGGATGAATGGAAGATCTGCGCCTTTCAGGGTGGTTTTCCGTGTCGGCTCCCCTTTTTCGTCAAGGGTCTTCTGCGCGGCGGACTTGGCCTGCGCGGCCGTATCGTCTGAACTGCGGGTATAGATCCGCTGTCGGATGCCGTACTCCGTTTTTCCGTCCAGGGTTGCTTCCACAGACCGCTTCTTGGTCTTCTTTTCAAGACCTATCACCTTAACGCGGGTCACAAGGTCGGCTGTGCTGATCTTGTCGCCGCTCGTTGTCAGGTTGTCGTCCTCGTCGAAGTGGTAAACGGTTTCGTTGGCGTTGATGGGCAGAACGTTCACCTTGCCGCCGTTCATTCTTATAACGTAGTTGTCCGCGCCGTGCTTTTCGGCATCGTCCAAAAGCTCCGTTATAATGTCCCCCAGGTATTCCGCTTTGAAAAGCGTTTTTGCGTGGGGCTTGTCCGGACCCTTGTATTCTCCGACCGGGATTCCCCAATCGGAAAAGATGGCGTTCAGGGCAGATTTCGTGCCAGTTCCAGCCTTGATATAGCGATCGTCCTGGCTCTTTTGGAGGTTGTAAAGGTCGTCGTAGCACACCACGGAAAAGTCCTTCATGGTGGCCCCGTCCTGCGGGTTCCACTCGATCACTTTCCCGCTGGCAACTTCCTGTTCATCGCCTCCGGCCGATGCCGTTACCACAATGGCGGTGTTCGGCTTTATGGTCGAAGAAAGTGGGCTCCCGTTATAGTCCACGTTGGCAACAGTGAACGAAAAGCGGGAGCTTAACTCGCTTTCGCCTTCCTCCCAGCCCAGATCTGTGACCGCCGGGGTCACGTTCAGCCGGGTGCCGTCTTGCAGGACCGCATAAACGTTGTATGCTACTTTGGAAACGTCGATCATGCGGCCCTCCTCACCCTGGAATGGTCAAAACCTGGCCCGGCTTAATCAAATTCGGGTTGCTCCCGATCACGGCCTTGTTGGAATTGTAGATCTCCGAATACCGCGAGCCGTTGCCAAGGTACTTCTTGGAAATGGACCACAGCGTGTCCCCAGGCTTCACGGTGTAGGTTTTGCCGGTCGCCTGGGTGGATGCTGCGGCCGCTGCGCTTGCCGGGCGCTCGTCCAGGCTTCCGCCATCCGTTTTCCCGTCTGCCTCGTCCGTGGTTTTAATCAGAATGTCCTTTGCTTGCACAAAGGAAATGCTGTATTCTGCCCGGTCGAAGTATTCATGGGTAACGGTGAAGTTCTGGATATAAACGTCGTGGTTTATGGCCGTGCCGGTCACAAGAAGCCGAAGTTTCTTCCGGTTCTTCTTCCAGCCGTCAAGAATACCGATCATCACGCGGGGCGGCTTCCAGTCGAAAAGCGAAACGATACCCATGCCCAGCATGGAAATGCCGGGGAGAATACCGTTCCAGGAAAATTGCGTCAGCTTCTCGCCGTTCGGGATCTTCACCTCGCCAACATTCAGAATGTTGTAGGAAATGAAATTCCCCTCCCGTTTGTCGGAAACCTTCTCGGGTGTAAGGGGGAGCGCAATTCTGGTTCCCGTGTCGAGCTGGGTAAGATACACAATCTCGGGTAACATTTTGCCCTCCTTTCCTTATGCGGGCATATTCGCAAGGACACGGGCCAGGCGTTCGGCCAGCTCGTCGCTTATGTCGTCCACCATTTCGCGGATGCGGGATTTCACGGTTGCGATAATCTCGTCCGGGCTCATGCCTGCGGTGCCCTGGATGATAAACTGCGGGTTCAGCCCAATTTCTACCGGAATAGAAATGGGCTGCGCTGCGGCTCCTGCGGGAGCCTGCGGCGCCGGTGCCGGGTACACGACCGGGGAGAACGTGGGCACATTCTCGGGGGTGTTGTCGTCCGAATCGTCCGAATAATCTGCACCAAGAAGCGACCCCGTTTGATTCCAAAGATCAAGTGCTCTAGTTCGGCGGCTGCCACCAAGCGGAATAATCGCTTCCGGGCCATCTTCTGCCACAAGACCAATGTGCGGGCTCGTCATAATGCCGCCCATAGCGTGCGGAGTAACACGGCCGCCGCCTCCGCCGCTGCTCGTGCCTCCGCCGGTCGTGAACGATCCGGCAGAGAAGCCAGAACTAAAGGCGTTTTTGGCGTTGGTGAAAAATCCGCTGATCTTGTCGCCCACGCCAGACCAGAAGCCGGTCCACTTCGCCGGAAGTGTCACGGTGAAGAAGTTTGCTGCGCTCGTCACGCTGCTTTCAACCCATGCCGGGACTTCTTTTGTCCAGAAGTCGCCAACGCCGGTCCAGAAGTCCGTCCACTTGGTCGGCAGCGTTTCGGTAAAGAAGGCGGTCGCCTTCTCGCCGGTGCTCTCCACCCATGCGGGGACATCCTCGGTCCAGAACTCCCCCACACCGTCCCAGAAGGCGGTCCAGTGTTCGGGCAGCGTGTTGGTAAAGAAAACCTTCGTCTTGCCCAGGGCGTAGCCGATTGCATAGGGGATTGTTTCGGAGAACGTGGTGCCCACGTCATCCCAGAAGTTCGTCCAGTGCTCCGGCAGCGTCGAAGTAAAGAAGGTTCCAACCGTCTGTTTCAGGCTGTCCAGCGCTCCGCCTTCGTCCAGGGCGTCAGAAAGTGCCTGGCCGATTTTATCGCCAAAGCCCAGGGCGCCCAGGCCGCCGATACCGGCACCCACGAGGGCGCCGACGCCAGTTCCTACAACAGGCACCACGGAACCAACGGCCGCGCCTGCTGCTGCGCCTGCGCCGACCATGCCGATCTTCGTTCCGCCCTTGGAATACTCGTTTTGCGCGTCCTTGCCGGTGGTCTGGGTGCCGCGGTACAAGTTTCTCACGCCTGCACCGATGCCCAAAAGGCCCAGAAGGCCGCCCAGAATACTTGCGCCGCCCGCTGCGGCCGTTCCTGCCGCCGTGGTCGCGTGGCTGCCCAGCGCTGTGCCAACGGTGCCCAGGGTGCCGCCAATGCCGCCAGTAACGGAAGTGAGGGTGCCGTCCGCGTTCATGGTCGCCTGGGTAGAACCCTTTTGCAGGAGCTTGCCCAGCCAGCTGTTCGCAGAGGTCAGGCCCTTTGCGGGCAGGGTCGCCGGGTCGATTTCAACGGCCGTTCCCTCAAAGGTTGCCTTCCCGTCGCCGAGAAGCCTTGTTGCACTCGGCAGGGCTCCGGCCGCTGCCGGTGTGCCCGTGCTGGGGATCAGCGAAGTGCCGGTGCTGCCGGAAAACGCGGTTTCTGCTGCCTGGCGGACTTTGGAGCCCTCCCCGCTGCCGAAGTTTCCAGACTTCAAAACCACCATCTGGGCCGTTACGTTCATAACGGCCGCGGAAGTCTTGAAGGAGCCTCCCATGGAAGGAAGCCCGGAAGCGCCGGTGCCGGTATCAGAGCTACCGCCCAGGCCAAGCGTAGCGGTCAGGCCGCGGAGCTTAGAATAGGCACTTGCTGCGCCCGTCACCAGCTTAAAGCCAAGAATTGCACCAATGCCAAAAGCCTGGGCTTTGTGGCCCTCTACCCAAGTTTTCAGATTGTCCATAATCATGTCGAAGTCCAGGCCGTCCATAAAGCCGGAAACAAAGTTTCCTGCAATGGTCGCGCCGTCGTCCATGGCTCCGGCGGGGTCAATGCCCAGCAGCGCCAGGAATCCGGCAGTAATGCCGCTGCCAAGGCCTCGGCCCAAGCCTGCGGCCCTGTCGGCAAAGAACTGGCGGCCGCTGCCGTTCCACCACTCGTCGAACGGCTCCGCCACGATCTTGTCCCAGGCAATGCCCAGCTTGCCCCAAATGTCGGCGTTTGCCCACTCGTCGCTCGCGGTAAACTCTGCAATGGTCTGGCGCAGGTCTTCGACCTTGGCGTCCACATGGTCCATTGCGTCGCCGATTGCATCTTCCACCAGCGGCATTTTGCCGGTGATCCAGGTTGCAAATTCCCGAAGGTACGGGGAAAGGCGCTCGCCCAGGGCGATTTTTGCACCGTCAACCGCAGATTGCAGCAGCGTAAAGCTGCCGTTCATGTTATCCAGCATCGTGTCTGCCATCTGCTGGGAGGCGCCGTCGGCGTTGTTCACGGCTGCGGTCAGTTTGTTGTAATCATCCGCGGATGCGTTGATGATTGCCAGCATACCGGCCATGGCTTCCTTGCCGAAAATGGTGCTTGCGGCCGCGGTCTGTTCGGTCTCGGAAAGGCCGCCCAAGCTGCTGCGCAAGTTGTCCAAAACCTCGTGCAGGGTCTTCATTTCGCCGTTGCGCTTGGTCAGGCTGATGCCGTACCGGTCCATGGCTCCCTGCATCTTGTCGGTGGGGGCCGCCAGGTTCGCAAGGGAGGTTTTCAGGCTGGTGCCTGCCATGGAGCCTTTAACGCTGGCGTTTGCCATAAGGCCCAGGGCCAGGGAAACGTCTTCCACGGAGTACTTCAATGCACCCGCCACAGGGGCAACGTACTTGAAGGATTCGCCCATCATACCAACGTTAGTGTTCGCGTTCGCACTGGCCTGCGCCAGAACGTCAGCGAAGTGCCCGGAATCGGATGCTTGCAGCCCGAAGGCCGTCAAAGCATCGGTCACAATGTCGGAAGTGGTCGCCAGGTCTTCGTTTGAGGCTGCGGCCAGGCTCATAATACCGTCAATGCCGTTCAGCATATCTTCGGTTTTCCAGCCTGCCATAGCCATATAGCCGAAGGCGTCCGCCGAATCCTTGGCAGTGAATTTCGTGGTTGCGCCTTCCTCTTTCGCTTTGGCAGTGAGTTTCTCGAACTCCTCGGCCGTGGCGCCGGAAATGGCCTTCACGTTCGACATGGATTCCTCGAAGGCTCCGTATGTGTCAACCGTATTTTTAAGACTGAGCGAAACGCCAAAAATTGCCCCCGCCTGCACAACGGGATTTCCTATCGTGTTTGCGATAATGCTCTTAAACGGCGCCGTCAGTTTGTCCACAACGCCAAGGGTCACATTCCAAACCTTTCCCGTGAAGCTCCGGGCTCTCGTTTCCACGTTCTGGATCGTAGCGGTCGCCCGGTCTACGGCGTCCAGGTCGATGTGGAAGCCCGTGCTTGTCAGCCGGTCCAGCTGGTCTTTGGTGTGCTCGACGCTCTTATCGAACCCAGAAAGGCGCTTCTGGGCAGACTGCACGCCGGGGCCGGTATTGTCGTTGACGGTCGCGTCAATGGCAATTCTAAAAGTTTCAGAGGCCATTTGTTCCCTCCTCTCCGGCCTTCTGCTCTTGTTCGAGCTGCACCATCATGGAGGCCAAACAAAACGCTCTTTCACCATGCGGGGCGTTCCAGACCTTGCCCGGCATTACGCCGGTGCGCTGGAAGATCTGGTGCAAAAGCGTTGCGCGCCCTCCGGCGAGGATTAGTTTTTTGCCACGTCCTCCTCGGAGAGCTCATAGCCGCTGATCTGGTCGATAAGGGAAAGAACGGCCTCTTTCTCGCCTGCCATCAGAAGCGCGTTTACGGCCTCGTAGCCGGTCACGAGATCCAGCTTCTTCCACAGAGCCTTGTTGCACCAGACCTTTGCCTGGTCCTCCGGGATGGTAGCCCGGAAAATCAGCTCGGCGCGGTAGTTCACCGCGTTCACTTCCTCCGGCACACGGATGCCGCCCTGGACCTTGCTCTTAACGAACTTGGTAAACTTCTTGCGGCAGCTGTTGTAGTCCTCCTCGCTCAACGGGTGAATGTGGAAGCTGAACAGGTCCTTGCCGTTGCGGGAGATCACAACGTTTTTGATGCACTCCTCCGAAGTCTTGAACTCGGCAGCAGCCAGAAGACCGTCCAGCAGGGCGGTTTCATTCTCGCGGGCGTCCGCAATCTGCTCTTCCTTGGTGGTTTCGGTGGTTTCTGCGGCAGGGTTCACAGTAGCTTTGATGCTCATATATTTGTCCTCCATAATGGTTTTGTTCGTTCATGCGAATAAAATAGAAGGGAGGCGCCCTCGCAAGGCGCCTCCCCCTGTATCTGTTCTCCGTTTTTGTGGCCTCTCTTATGCGGCCAGGAGCTTCTGGAGCTCCGGCGGGTCGTTGACCACCATGTTCCATGCGCGCTTAATAATATCGCCCACAGAAGCGCCCTGGAGGTCAATGTTGCCATCGGGCACACAGCCGCGGTAGTTCATGCGCTGCTCGCTGCCGTTACGGCCGTAAACAACGCCCTGGAAGTTCCAGTTAGGCTGCTGGCCGCTGTGCATCATGGCAAACATATCCTCGATCAGGGCGTCGTCTTCAATGGTGATCTGGGAGAAGGTCAGTGTCACCTTGTAGCCGGTCATGGTGGCGTGTGCCTGGGCGTCGCCCAAGGGCTGATAGTCAGAGTTAGAAACGTTCACCTGGACCTGGAAGCTCTCAATGGTGGCAAGCATTTTGCCTTCGCCATTGAAAAGAACCGCATCCTTGCCGCTCAAAACCTTGCGGCTGTCGGCCGGGCCGGTCTGATTATACATAGCTCATTCCCTCCTTTACTCGCTCACTTCGGTGGCGAAACGGAACTTATACGCCAGATAGACGTGTTCCAGGCTGTCCTTGTCCACAATGTCAAGGATGAACCATGCGGAATCGCCCTGCGGCGGGTTGCTCTCGTCCTCGTACATATCGCCGGAAGTCAGCTTCTTTTCGCCCACCATGGCGGCAATGACGGCCTTGCCCATGGAAATAACAGTGCCGCGGCCGTCGCTGTCGTTGTCCAGCTTGCCCACAATGGGGTCCAGGCTGTCGTCAATGCGCTGCATAAGCTCGAAGCGCTCTTTGGTGCGGCGGATCTTCTTCCAGCCTGCATCCATGTCGCCGTCCGGGCTCACCAGGGTGTTGATGCCCTGCTCGATCTGCACCTGGCCGGAAGCGTTCTTGGTCAGCACGATGCAGCCACGCTTCAACGCCTTCTCGATCTGGCTGTTGGTCAGGCCTTCGTCCAGGTCCACAAAGCCCTTCACAACGGTGTGGGTCAGGGCCACGTTGGAAGCCACGGAAGCGATCACGCCGCCAATGCGGGCGGCCAGCTTGTAGCCGTTGTAGTCGTCGCCGGTGGCATTCAGGGCGCCGTTGACGCAATAGTGCATCTTCTCGTCATTGAAGGCCGCGGCGTGGGTCGTGCGGGTGTCGAACTCAACGCCCTTATTCTCGGCAACGCAGCCCATCAGGTAGCCGCCGCCGGTAAAGGTGCGGGTGATGTAGGCCTGCACCAGGGCGTGGACGGCCGCGTCGTCGGTGTCCACACAGATAACGTTGCCGCGCACAGCGTCGAAGGCATCCAGGGCCGCGCTGTAACTCGCGGTGTTCGTGGTGGGCTGGGTGCCCTTGGTCATGGCCGACTGGGTAACGGTAGCCATAACGCCAGAGCCTGCGGCGGTTGCCTTGGCGGTGAAGTCCTTGGTTGCCGCGTTGATAGCTGCGGCCAGGCCCGTGGGTTCCTTCTTGTCGGCCGCAAACGTCACCTTCAAAAACTCGGTCGTGCCCTCGTAAATGATGCACTCGCGGTCGTCGCCGGTCAGGCTGTCGCGGATGGATACAGTAAAAGCCCGGTCGCCAACATAGGCGCCGGTAATGGTCACAACATCGGCCTTCGCATCGTCTTTCAGGGTAATGGTGGGCGCGGCGCCGCCGGTGCCGCAGCGGACAAAATAGCCGCTGGAAATACCGCCGGAAAACATTTCGGTGATAAGGTCCTCAGTGTTGCCGCTGCCAAATACCGCGTTCACGTTGGTAGACGGGTCAAAGGCAACGGCTTTGTTCAGGGGGCCCCAGTTGGCGCGAATGATGCCCATGCCGACGCCGTTCAGGGCGCCAGCCAGTTCACCGCCGCCAACGCTATAACGCCGGTGGTAAACGCCCGGGCGGGTCTTGGTTTCGCCCACGGAATAAGTGCCAGCCATATTATTTCACCTCCCTGTTTGCAAACTCGGTGATGATGGTCCTTGCCTCCTCAACGGTGGCAGTCTTCTTGCCAGCCATGCGCAGGGCAGCGGTGGCAACGTCCGGCGAAACGCCAAACTTTTCCGGGGCTGCTGCGATAAGCTCGGCCGCGGTATAGGTGGCGGCCGCCTCTACGGGCGCGGCAGCCGTGGTTTTGGTTTCTGCCATAATAGCCTCCTTTTACGGTTTGTAGTTGTAATTCGTATTGACGTGGTTCAGCTTGTGGGCGAACTTCGGCCGCCTCAAGATTCCCCAGCGGACGGCAAGGCGCATCTGCCCGGCCGTGAGCGGGTCAAGGCTCCCGTCCACCTCCAAACCGCGTATGAACATGGGGGAAGTGTCTAACATTTCGACTTCCCCGCGGGTTGCAAGCTCGTCCGCAAGGGCTTTGAGCCAGCGCTGGCGGCCTGCATAGGTCGGCGCGATCAGGTGACCCACCAGAACGCCTTCCAGCCAAATAACGGTGTTGGTTTCCTGTGCCCGGTGGTAGTTCGCAAGGCGGAAATAAGCCGCCGGATGCTGGTCCGACGGCTCCGTATACTCGCCCATGCGGTCGCTTCCAATCACGGTCACAGCGTCGCTCCACCTGTTCGTGAAGGCGTTCATTGCCAGGATGGGGTCCGGGTCGGTGGTTTCCTGCTGCGGCAGCGCGTACAGGTCAAACGTCACAGTCACGCCAATAACGCGGGCGCTCTTGTCAAGCTGCTTCGTGGCCTCGAAAGTTTCACTTGTGACCCATGCCAAGCTGTACGGGGGCTGTTCCTGCGGCGCCATAATAACGTCGCACAGGGCAGCCCGGATGCTGGGCTCTACGGCCTCCGGCGCGGTCCCACTGTCCAGGCACCAAACATCAAGGTAAATATTCCCGGCGGTCTGGCGCTCGGGGTTTGCTCTCGTGTCGATGGCGTAGGAAATACGCGGGTACTGTTCGGCCCCAGCCCAGCCCGGATCCGTGTCGGTCGGTGCCGGGCCAAAGAAAACAGCCGGTGCCCCGTTGTGGGACGCCAGCTGTTCAGCGGCGGCGGATTCTGCGATCCGCTTATAGATAAGTTCTTCAAGCGTCATGCTGTTCTCCCTCGGTCTGGATGGTCTTCATGTCGGAGCTCCAGGAAACTTCCCAAAGCCCTTCCGTGACCTCGTCTGCCGCGATCAGAAAGTAGTTGCACACGTTCCGAATACCCGGAAAATAAAGGCAGCGGATTTCCCCGCCGGTCACGGCGGTAACAATGCCGTTCTTTGCCTCGTTCCAGTCTGCATACTTGGCGCGGATCAGGTCGCCGGGGTGGATGGTGGTTGTATCAATCGCCGCGGATGTGGTTTCTTTCATAAGGCCCATGGGCTCGCCCTCCTCTTAGGTGTATTTTTCTTCAAAAATAGCCTTCACCTCGGGGAAGGCCTTCTGCTTGATCTCCTCCGCATAGGGGCGCGGGGAAATTTTGCTGGTTCCATCTTCCAGGAACGGCGCATACTTCACATCTGTGCGGATGCCGGGTGTGTAGCGCTTGGCGCTCTGGACGATTTCGCTTTTGGCAAGCGGCCGGAAGCTCCGGCGGAGGTCGCCGGTGCGAAGGGCGGGCGGCTCACCGGGGGCGGATGCCGTATAGGTCTTGTTGCTCGCAGGCTTGCGGTACACCTTGCCGCTGCGCTTCGGGTTGTTCGACAGCACACTAAGTTCGTGCTTCCGAATAACGTGTGCGGCGCGTTCGGCACGGCTCGCCACCTGTTTTTCTATGTCCTGCACAAAGCCTTGGACAGCACCAGAAATATCAATTTCCATTGTGCGTGTCCTCCCTCTGCTGAACATAATAGAGCGTATAAAGGCCCAGGTTTCCCAGCGGGTCCACGCCTTCAACGTAGTACGCCCGGTTTTCCAAAATAAGTCGGTCGCCGTCTTTGGCCTTCGGCTTGCCGCGCTGCACGATCTGGTGTGTCACCGGGTGCGCGTTCTGGCTGAATCTCTCGATTACCTCCGGGGAAGCGTCCGAAAGAACGCCGCGGAGAAGCTGGCGGCTCTCCGTGTCGTACTTTGTAGCTGCCCGCCCGGTCGTGCTCTTTTCCGCCATAAGCGGCTCGATCACGAAGTCCTTGTAAAGGTTCCCAGGTCTAAGGTAATACATGGCCGCCGCCTCCTCTGCCGCCGGTCCCGTGGTTTTCCATCATACCAGCATAGAAATAATGCTGGCCGCCGATGGCTGCCGGGTTTGCTACCGGGGCGGAAGCGTTCACATCTGCCTTTAAGTCAGAATAGAGCTTCTTCCAGTAGTCCAGGCGGTCGCTCAACGAAAGATTCAGCTCGCCGACTTTGGTGTCCACCTCATAGGAAAAGCGGCGCAGGATGCTTTCCACGCAGGCCAGCTTTGCGCGCTTCCAGTGGGGATAGGCTTCAATGACGGCTTTATATTCCTGGTCGCTCAACGCACAGGTTTCCACGCCGCCCTCCACCATCGTGTCCCCCAGCTCGAAACGCATCTGGTCAAGGCCGTGTTCAGCGATTTTGCCCGCATCGTAGGTGTATGTGAGCTGTGCCAATCAGCTCACCCCCTCGGAGCCGCCCTCCGGAGCCTCCTGCGCGGCCTTTGCGGCCTCGTCTTCCAGGAATACGCCGCGTTCCTTGGCGGCCGCCTTGACGCTCTTGCGGCTGTCGCAGGCGTTCACCAGGATAAGGACGCTCTGGTCCTCAACCTCGGAAATGGTCGCCACGGCGTCCTCGGCCCGCTGCTGCAAAATGCACACAGCCTGGACAACGGCGTCCGGGGTGGCGTCAAGCTCTACCACGCCGCCCTCCGCAGTGATGGGGAGGGTCAGCGCTTCAACTTTGCCCACTTCGAGCTCCTGGCACTCGGCAATAATGCCCATGTCCTGCATTGCCCTTGCGCGGCCGGGCTGGATCATTTCAGCCTCCACAACGTCGCCCGGGCGGTACTTCACGCCGCCAAATGTCGCCATTTTCAGACAGGTGTACTTCATGGCAGCCTCCTTAGACGCACTCTTTCAGGAAGATTGCCAGGTCGTCAGAAGTCTTCTTCATGTCGGAAGCGCACAGGCCTTCGATAAACTCCGCATGGGTGCCGTTTTCACCCTCGTACTGGTCAAAGGCGACAGAAGCGCCGTTGCCCAGCATATCCCAGGTGAAAATGTAGCCTGCGGAAGGCTCGTCGATCTGCGGGGTCGGGGTGGCGTAGCACAGAAGTGCAGCCTTGGGGTCGCAAATGAACTCCATGCTCTCCTTCTGGCCCAGGCCTGCGGAGTTGTAGGTAGATTCCAGGACCTTCACCTGCTCAACGCCGAAAAGCTGCGCCAGCACGTTGGGCGTAACGATGGCGGGGTTCGCGGTGGTGCCGGTGTACTTCACGCTCTCCTTGACGAAGGGGTTGTTTTTCAGGGCGTTGTAAGCCTGGATGCCCAGCGCCAGGCGGTTCGGGGTACGGCGGCCCTGGCGCTTGATCTCGGTGCGCAGGGCGTCGAAGAAGCCGATGGGGTCAAAAGAAGTGTCGTTGAACTTCACGAACTCCTTAGAGCCGCTGCCGTTGGTGGTGCCGGTCAGCTCGTTTGCCCAGACGCCAGCATGGAAAAAGTTCTTTGCGAAAAGAATGTCCTGGTGGAGAAGCATCTGTTCAGTGGCGGTGCGGACCTTGGCGCGGCGGGGGTCGTTCACGCCGGGGGCACGGCTGCGCTGGTAGTTCAGGGCGGCGATCTGGTCAATGCCAAGGATGATCTGGTCAACGTGGCACTTGTAGGTGTTGTCGTCCTGGCCCATCACAGCGGGGTCAACCTTGCCGAAGGCGGGCTTGGGCTGTACGTTGTCACGGGCCAGATCTTCCTTGCTGAACGTGTAGTAGTAGGAAGCGGACAGCTGCACCGGGCAGACCGGGAAAATGCTGTGTGCCACATAGTCCTCCGGCTTCTGGAAGTAAGCCATGGACATATTGGTCAGGTAGTTGTTGGGCTGCCAGCCTTTGGCGATCTCGGCCGCAATGCCAGCGGTGGTGTTTCTGGTGTTGCTCATTGTTTATCTCTCCTTCCTTTAGCCCGCCTTCGGCACAAAGCCGCTCTTGGTGATCTGGATGTGGATAATCTGGTCCGCGGCGGTCGCGCTCTCCATGGCATAGCCAACGATGAACTTTTCCGCCGCAGCCTTCACGGCGCAGCCGTTGGCGTCACTTGCCAGCGGGTCGCCAGCGGTAACGGCCGCGCCAACCTGGACCAGGGTGCGGTCCTTGATCTGCACGGTCACGCTCTCGCCTGCCGCCACCTTGTCCTCGGTGTCAGGCAGCAGGATGCCCGCAGCGGCGGCGCCCTCGGTAGCCAGGGAAACGCCGTTCTCGCCCAGGGTGACGAAGTGATTCTTGCCGTTCTCGATGGTCGCAGCAGCAGGCGCGGCCAGGTACGGGCTGGAATTGGTTGCAGTACCGATCATGCTCATACTCTTTTCCTCCTCTCTTTAGCGGTCGTTCTCGTACTCATGGACAAGCTCGGGGTTCTGCTGGCAAGCCTGGTCGATGGCCTCGTAATAGCCCATGGTGGGGGCAGACTTGCGGATCTCTTCGGCCCGCTTCTCGATCTGGCTCCATGCGTCGTCTGCGCCGGTCGTGGCGTGGCTGTGGTCGCCGCCGCGCTTGCCAATCTCGGAAAATGCGCCGGACTTCTGCACAGCTTCCAGGTTTGCGTCCAGGACGCCGATCATGTCGTTGTAGGCGGTGCCGCCTGCGTCTTTCAGGGATTTCAGCACGGGGACAAGCTCCTCGGGCTTCTTGCCCAGAAGCTCGTACTTCTTGGCAACGGTCAGCAGCTCGCGGTTTTCCGCATCCTGGCGGAACTTGCGCAGCTCTGCGATCTCCTTTGCCACTTCGGGATGGATGCCCTTGTAAATATCCTCCTCGCCGCCCGCGGTGTTATCTGCGGGGGTGGCAGGGGCGGACTTCTCAACGCCTGCGGGCGTGGCGGGCGCTGCCTGGGCCGGAATACCGGCCTTCTTCTCGATTGCTTCCAGCTGCGCCACTTCCTCGGGGGACAGCTTGCTCTTGTCGATTTCCATGTCAAATGCTCCTTTCTGCACGGGTTCTTCCTCCTGCTGCGGTTCAGCGGGAGGCGTCGGGTCGGTGCCCTCTTTCGGGGGCTCCGGCGGTGTATCTTCGGTCGTGGGCTTCGGCTCCGCCTTGGAGATCATCTCGTCCAGACGGGCGCGGGCTGCTTTGGCGTTCTCGATTCTGTCGGGTGTCAGAGGCGCGGGGGCTGCCTTTTCCAACTTCACGGGAATGCCGCCGGACCATTTCGGGATTGCCGCTTCGGTCGCCGCTGCGAACTCTGCGCAGCTCTGGGCCATGAGGGCCTTTTTGTCCTCGGCTGTAATGTCGGCATTTGCCACAATGCCGCACAGGCTGTCATTCAGGGCGTAACAGTAATCCCAGATTTCTTCCGTGGTCTGGCGCATCCGGCGGCGGGCCATAGCGTCGCCAAAGGTGGGGACGTCCGCGTTCTTGGAAACTTCCTCAACGGCCGCAGCTGCCTGCGCATCGGTGGCACCGATACTCTTGGCAGTGGCGTGAACAATCCGCTTCAAAATAGATTCCTCGGGCGGGGTGTCCTCCTTGGGCTGCACAGCAGGCGTTTCCCCTTCCGCAGGCTTGCTCTTGTACAGGGCAATACTCGCGCCAGGGTTCGCGCCGTTGTCCACGAAGTCCACTTTCTTGATTTTCAGGTTTTTAAGTTTGGTGGCCATTTGCGTTTCCTCCTTTCTTTGAAGATTTTTTATAAACAACAAAGCCCCGGCGGGTGCCGAGGCTTTGGTTTATCGGTATTTAGTTCTCGGGCTCCTCGTCGTCCACTTCCTCGCGGACGGCCTCACCCTCAATGGAAAACATGGGATAGGTGCCGTCTTTGACCTTCTCCCAAACCTCATCGTCCGTCACCTTAAAGCCGATCCACCAGCCTTCCGGGACAACGCCCTCCGGGATGCCCATAGCGGCCATTTTTTCCTTGGTGAAAATTACGCTCTCCACCAGGACGGCACAGCCGCCGCGCTCGTGCATTTCGCCGCCCTCGCGGTAGAACTGTACAAAGTTATAGGCAGCCTGTTCCAGCTCGTCGGGCTCGATGATGTCCTCGTAGTAGTCCGTCACGGTATCGCCCGCGGCCGTGGCTGCCACGCTGGCCCAGCCAAAGGCCAGGCGCTTTTCGTCAACGGATTTCTGGATCTTGAAGGTGCCAGCAATGCGGCCGTTCGGCTCTTTGCCGGGTGGCTTCTTGCCGGTGAGTGCTTCGTTAAAAGTAACCATGGCTTTCTCCTTATTCGCTGAATTTGCAGGATTTTTGCAAAAATCAGCGTAAATTTCAGCGTATTCCGAATTTTAAGCGTAAACAATTCGGAATTTTGAATGAACTATTCGGAATTTATGCGGGGATAGCAAAGCCCGGCGGCCTCGCCATACCTCTTGCGATACCATTCGTGAAGGTCCACCGTGCTGCGGATCACCTTGGCAATGTAGTTGCCGCCTTCCACGATTTTGTATGTTTCGCGCCGGAAGCGCTCAATGGTCAGCTTTTCAAACCGCCAGGCTCCGGGCGCGTAGCCCTCCGAAGTAAACGTGAAGGCGTCCTCTCCGTCCTCCGTCACCTTGCCGGGGATCTCGTGGCCGTGCTCCATGTCGAAGTAGCGGAAGGCCCCGTGCCAAAGGTGGCAGTTCAGGGCAAGGCCGGTGGGCTTCTTGTCGCCCGGGCGCTTGATGGTGTAAACAAGCCGTCTATTCATAGCAGATCGCCAACCTCCACAAAATCCTCAATGGGCACTCCGTTCACTTCCGTTATTCCCGCATTGCGGAACGCTTGCAGCAGCCTGCCGCGCTCACGCTCGCCCGGGCAGCGAATCTTTTGTATGGACGTGGCCGGGATGCCCTGGCGGAACATGATTTCATTGCCGGACTGGTAATAACCCTCTTTTTGTCCTCTCACGAACTCCTCGGAGCCTTGGCGGCTGTGGAAGGTGCTCGGCTGGGTCGTTCCGAAGTTGTCCCCGGTATATGCGTACCAGTCTGTGCGGCCCAGCTCCGCTTCGTCAATAATAAGGCGATAGCCGCTGCCACAGAAAGATTTATCATATCGCACTTTCCCGTGAACATTCTTCACTCCAATTCTGGTGAAAACATTATCTGCGCCGCCGGTGCGCATATCCTGGCTTGGGCTTGCGCCGGTCAGCCTGATGCCGGAAAGGCAGCGCCGGTTTGTGCTGCGAAGGCCTCCGCTCTGAATGATAGAAACAACGCTGTCAGCGCTTCCAACGCCGCACCAAACGTAATCCGCACCCGCAGCCTTTAAGGCTTTGGCCTGCGCCGGGTCGTAATAGACGGCGTAACCGTCGCATACCTTGCGCAGCTCCACGCCGTCCACCCGCTTCTGGTCAATGCCCAGGTCTTTTAGGATCTCGTCCAGCTTCTTGTCCAGGGCGTCGCTGGTCAGATTTTCATACTCTGGGGCGCGGGAAGGGGCGTTCTGCCAGACAAGGCGGGACTTTATAAGGCGTTTTTCGGCCTCCACTGTCGGCGTTTCCGTCAGGTCGTCAAGGCCTGCCGTCTTCAACAGTTTTTTCATTTCCCGGGCATCAAAGCCGCCGTCTGCCGTCACCGGAACACGGGCCCGAAAAAAGCCCTGCCAGGAGTAATATTCGCCACCCTCGTGGGTGTAGATCTGCAAGGTCTTTTCGCCATCGTGGACAGCCCTGCACTTCGTGTTTACTCCAAGGCTCAAACCGCTGGAACTGAAAAAGGCGCTCGTCTTGGAGGCTTCCTCAAATTCCAGCGCTTCGGTTGCACTGCTGGGCTTGATTGTTTTCAACGCCCGCGCCCAGGTCCCTTGCGTCAGCTTTCCGCTCACCTCGTAGACCTCGGCGCCGTCAATGTTCATCCGCCGGGCGCGAAGGACAAGGCCCTCCACGCTGCCGCGGTCGGAAGCAATGGGGATTCCTTCCTGTGTGGTGGGCACCTTGGACAGGTCGGAGAAGATTTCTCCGGCACCCTTAACGCCCTTCGGGATTGTTGCCTGCGGGGCTGTGTACTGGGCTTTTGCCTTTCTGGCGGCTGCATTTGCGGCGGCCTTTGCCTTTACCTCCCGGGAAAGCTCTGCGGCTTTCACGGGGTCCGTCACAGCCTGCACCAGCTGGGCCTTGCTCATTTTGCTGTAGTAGGCAACGCCCTGGCTCTTTGCAATCTGTTTCAGGTCTTGGACGGTCATGCCTTTAGCCGCCTGCGGGGTGATCTGCACGGCCGCAAGGGGCTGCTTCGCAACGGCCGCGGCCTCGTCCGCCCAAACAAAAGAAGCCTTCGTGCCGGTGCGTTTCGTCAGAAGGCTTTCGTAAAACGTGCGGTAAGTTTCGCGGAGGGTGCTTTTGCGCTCCACGATCTCGTCCAGCAGCTTTTCCGCCTCTTTTCCTTGGCCGTGTAGGGCCTCGGCATAGGGGCGGAAGATCTCGCGGTATTCTTTATCTGGGATGCTCTCAACCCGCTTTATATACGGCAAAGTGTCTTGGAGGTTCAGGTCTATATCTTCCTCCGCAAACCGGCGGAAAAGGGTGTTGTAGACCGGCTCCGTTTCGCCGTATGCGCTGTTCGGGTGGTATGTGTAGCTCATTACATGGCTTTTGGCGTCGCCCATGTAGCGGAAGGCCTGCTCTTTGTCAATGCCAACGATTCGGCCCTCCTGGTCTGTCAGGAAGTTTTCGCCGTGGGCATCGAAGTTGCCCAGAAGCCAGTCCGTGACGTGCTCGCGCTGGATCTGCGCCGTCACCTCCGGCGGAAGGTCGGAAGCCGCGCCAAGCTGCCAGGCTTCAAGGTCGATTCCTCCGGCGGAGGCCTTTACCTTCTCCTGGAAAGCTCCAAACTTTCCGTCAATAGTGCCAACGCCCACCGGGACGGCCGTGTCCGGGTCCACGATGGACTGCACCTTGTAGCCCGCCTCCTGTGCATAGGCCCGGAACGGCTCATACTGCCCGCCCTTGCTCTGGGCAGGCTTAAAATACCACTCCCAGCCGTTGGCGTCGGTGTAATCGTACATCTTGCCAGTGTTGCCCAGGTGGACGGGGCCGTTTGAGGTCATGCCATCCGGCACTTTCAAGCTGCCCGCCACAAAGGCCTGGCCTTCGTCCTCTGCCCTTTCGCTCGGGTCTGGCAAATTACCCGGCCATGGCTGGATAACGTCCTGTGCGGGCTGCTGGGGCAGAAAGACGGGCGATTCCTTCTCCTCGAAGTATTCGGCGCACCGGCAGCGCGGATGCACCGGCGGGTGTGGGCCCATCTTGAAGGCCATTTTTGTTGTGCCGATGTGGTAACTTCCCTCGGCGTCGGTTTCGGCGCCGTTCAGGGCGCCGCACACCGGGCAGACGTCTTCATCGTCGGCGGTCGCAAAAACATACACACCCTTCCCAAGGTAGCCTTGCGCCTGGGCTTGGGCCGCGCCCTCACGATACCCGGCGCAGTACGCTGCGGCGTTCTCGGTGATGGCAATGGTATAGGCTCTCTGCCGGAGCTGTTTATCGGCGTACTTATAGGCCTGCTCCCTGGCCTTCTTGATGGCCGCATCCGCTTTCACGCCGTTGTCAAGGAGGCTTTTCTTAACGCTGGCGTAATATTTCAGGTTTGCGGCCGCCTGGGGCTCTGTCAGGCCGATAAGCGGCCGGATCGCCCGGGAAAGCTCGTCCACCGTGAACTTGCCCTTTGTGCTGGCCTCGATCATGGCGCGCATGGCATCCCGGGTTTCATCGTTTATTTTCGTTACCCACTCGGCGCCGTGGTCTTTGATCCAGGCCGTCATGGCGTCGCTCATGGGGTCAAAAACCCATCCGCCGGGAGCCGACGCCGCCAGGGCATCGGCTCCGGCTTTGGCTGCCTGCTGCCAGATGGGTTCAAGGTGGCTTTTCACAAAGAGGGAGTAATCTTGCTGCCACGCTTGGAGGGTCGCTTCGTCAAGGTAGCCGTTCATAATGGCTTCACGAAGTTCTTTGTAGGTGATGGCGTTGCTCTGGGCCTTCCAAAAGTTGTGAAGGAAGTACATCGGCTCACTGGAAGCCGAGTTCAGGTAGTCGTTCAGCTTTTTAAGGGCGTCTTTCCCTGCTTTCGACTTCTTGGGCTTGGATTTTGCCACGAAGTCGTGGGGCGTCGGCGCCCGCGCCTTGCGAATACTAAACATTTTAGTCCCTCCCCAGGTCCTTTCTCGCCTTTTCTACCGCCTCCGGGTCTTCTTCCGGCTCCTCATCGTCAAGGCCGCCCATCTTGTCGCCGGTGTCTTTCTTCGGCTTCTGGGTGGTTCTCACCTTGCCCGGCTCCCGGTCCTCGCCCGGCATCGGCACATAGTCGTCAAGCCGCTTCGGCAGCCCGGCGGCTTCCCGGATGTAGTCTTCCACGCCCTCGTCGGGCACCAGGAGGCCGGAGGTCGTGACGTTCTTCAAGTAGTTGCCCAGCTTGTCCAGGTCCACGTCCTCCACGTCGCCGTGGGTAAGGTGCGGGTAGTCAGTAAGACCCGCGAAGTGCTCACCGTTCATTTTCATAAGATCGGGAATCGCCTTGTTGTTGAACTGCTCGCAGATCACGTCCAGGAAAGCTTCGATTGCCATAGAAAAAATATGCGTTTTGTTGTCGCTCAACGCAAAGGAGCCGGTCTGCTGGTGGCCCAGCAGAACAAAATCCGCCATAACTGTCATGGCGATTCGGGTGTCGTAGCGGTCAATAACCTTGTTCGTGTCAAACTGCCGGTCGCCGCCGCTGCTTAAAAGTTCCAGCTTCCAGCCGGACGGAAGCACCAGGCCTTCCAGGTGGTCCCGGCGGATGTTCTGGACGATGGCCTGGGCATTGTTCAGGATTGCGACCATTTCCGGGTCGTTCTGGTCCCAAATGTCCGTGCCTTCCGGCGCGGTAAGCACAGGAAAGCCCGCAAGGTCGCGTTCAATGCCAATGCCTTCAATTTCCTGGATTCTCCGTTTGAAATACCAGGAACGGTAGGCGTTGCGCAGGATGCTGCGGCCTTCCGGGTTGCCCTTGCTGCTCTCCGTGCGGAAGAAAAGCAGCTTTTCCGCCGGAATCGTGATAAGTTCAAAATTCGGCGGTGGCATCTGGGTCATGGCGATAAGGTTGTCGTTCTCGTCATACTCCCATTGGTAAAGGCTCTCTTGGGAACGGATGGGAAGTTTCATCCAGCCGACCAAGCTGTCGTTGTACTTGCTGTTCAGGCGCGGGTCCCGGCTGCTGCCGCACCGGCGCTTGTAAACGATCTCGTGGGCAGACCAGCCGAAAGTCAGGAAGGACAAAATTTCGCTGATCGTGTCCGTCCAGGTGTCTTGCATATCGGCCATACATTCCAGCACGAAGTCCGCGGCTTCCTGGTCTTTCTCGGAAGCACCGCCGGGGGCCACGTTCCAGTCAACTTGCCGGATCAGCATCTTTATTGCGTACAGAATGGCGCCCACAAGGTCGTCATTTGCCGCCATTTCGCTATATGCTGCCATGCCGCGGCGGCCGCGCAGCTCCGGCAAAAATTCTTCGTAGAAGACGCCGCCATAGCGTTTCTGGCCTATGCGGCCGACTTCTCCTTTTCGGGTTGTCACGCGTTTTCCTCCTTCTGTTTATCTCCGCCAATAGCTGTCTTTGGAAAGCAACGCTTCTGCCTTTGGCGGGCTCTTTGCGGGCTTGTCCATCAAGTACAAAATAGCCTGCACAAGTGCGTCTATATCGTCCTTGTATTCGCCCTTGGGGAACATCAATAGATCCTGGATGGTGTCATGCACCCAGGGCGCCGTTTCCGGCTTCGGGAAATGAATATTCCCGGCTTCAAAGTAGGGCGTAACGGAAAGGGCGCGTTCTTGCTTGCTGCCCTTCGGGTTGAACTCCACCATGCCAGGAATCTGCTTTTTCAACAGGTCAACGATTGCGGGGCCGTTGGCCTTGTTCTCTATAACCTTCGCCCTGGCCTTCGGCCATTTGCCCGTCAGGGTGCGCACGGCCGCCACGCTCTCGGTAAAGGTCATTTTTTCGTTTACCAGGTCCCAAATGTAAATGTCTGCGCCGCTCCGGCCCACAATGTAGCCCGCCACCTTGGCGCTGCCTTCGCTCTTGGTGAAGGCCATATCCCAGGACTGGATAAGCATACTTTGGTGGGGTGCCGCTTTGGGGTCGAAGAAGTTTTGCAGCCATTCGCGCTTAAAAATCAGGCCGTCCGCCGGGGCGGGGGTCTGTTCATACTGGCCCGCGTACTGCAAGGAGCCCATGGACTTTTTAAGGCTTGCCAGGGTTTCTTTGTCGAAACGCTGCGGGTTCAGGATGTCGCCTTCCTCGCGGATCACCTCGCGGCCGCTCACCGGGAAGGTGATTATTGTGCGCTGCGGCGCCTCCGCCGGGAGGCAAAGGTGTGTATAGCCCAGGTCCTCGGCCAAAATATGGCCGGTCAGGTCCTTTTCGTGAAGGCGCTGCATCACAATAATAAAAACGCCCGTCTTCGGGTCGTTCAAACGGGATTGCAGGGTGTTTTTGAAGAAGGCTATGGTTGCTTCTCTCTCGGTTTCGCTGTTGGCTTGTAAGGGGTTCTGCGGGTCGTCCAGGATGATGCAGTCGCCGCCTTCGCCGGTCAGCGCGCCGCCGACAGAGGTTGAAAACATCAAGCCTTGGTGCGTGTTCTTAAACTCGTTTTGCCGGTTCACGTCGTCCTTTAGGCTGAATCGGTCCCCCCAGTTGGCCGTATACCATGGGGATTGTATGATGTCACGGGTCAAAACATTGTGCTTGCGGCTCAAACTGTCGGAATAGCTAACCTTTATGAATCGCCGTTCCGGGTGTTTTACCCACGTCCAGGCCGGATAGCACACTGTAATTTCCAGGGACTTCATGTGGCGGGGCGGCATATTTACGATCAGGCGCGTTATCTGACCGCGGTTCACCGCTTCCAGGTATTCGCCGATGCAGTCAATGTGCCAGTTATCAATAAACGTCGTGCCGGGCTCAATGACGGGCCAGGCCTGGCGGATGAACTCGGGGAGGTTCCGTTCCGCCTGTTCCCTGCGGACCTGTCGGAGAAGCGCCGCCGGGTCAACCTGGGCTAGATTTTTCCAGTAGTCCGGCAAGCTGGCTCAATTCCTCGTCAGAAAGGGCGGAAAGGTCTGCGCGTTGGGTGCTCTCCACTTCCAAGGCGCCGCCATGGGTAACGGAGCGGTTCTCCGTGGGCTCTCCACGGCTCAACCGCTCCACTTTTACGCCTATATCAACCATACGAACGACAGCGTTTGCGTCTATGTCGTCGTCTGGGATGGTCAGCAGGCGGCCGGTGGCCTTGCGCAACATCTGTTCCGCAATGGCCGCGTGTTTCTCGTGCATCTTCACGATGTTGGCCGTGTTCTTGGCTGCCACACAATCCAGGATATAGTTGTCGTACTCCTCCGCCCTAGCTACCCAATCAAACTTCGCGCTCATGGGCTCCAAGCTCTTGCGGGTAACTCCCAGCTGTTCAGCAAGGCCGCGAATACTGCGTCGGACGGTAAAATCCGGGCGGACAACGTCGCCGGGCTTCTTCGGCTTCTCCAAATACCGCATATCACGGTAAGCGCAAAAGCACTCATACTGCCGGGCTGTTTCGCCGGGCAGCTTTTCCCAGGGGTCCCGCTGTCCTGTGTGTGCCATGGTCTTTCCTCCTTCCTGGCAAAAAGTAAGGCCCGGGATTGCTCCCGAGCCTCCTACGCTGTTATTCGTCCCCGGTGTCTTCTCCGAGAATTTCTTTTAATAGGGCCGTGTTGTCGTATCGGTCGGCCTCCTCTGCGGTTTCCGGCGTTCCGATGATCTCCGCGGCCTTCTCCGGGTCGCCCTTGGCGAAAACCAGGACTTTTTCGTGGTTCACGCCAAGTTTGCCCGCTCCGGCTTTCAGATAGTCGTTTATGTCCTCTGTGTATTCCTGCGGGTCTTCCGTGCGGAAGGCTGCGCTTTGGGCAGGGTCGCCGTTGCAGAATACAAGGACGTTCTGGTGGTCTTTTCCCATCTTCCGGCTGTGTTCAAACTGTTTGCCCACGCGGATTGCCAGCCCTCCGGCCGTGTTTACCAGAATAGCTTCGTTGTAAAGCATCAGGCCCACGTCCTGGAAGGCGTCGATGGTGTCAGAAATGAAATTGCGGTAAAAGCCCTTCTTGTCCCGAAGGTCGCTCACCACAATAACGGCAAAGCTGTCAGGTTTCAGCATAGCGGTTGCCCGGCGGATAACATTGCGGTAAAGCTGCAAGAACTCGGGGTAATCCTTGTTTGAAAGGTCCTCGGGCTTGTCGCTGTACACTTCAAGATCCGCATAGGGTGGGCAAGTGAAAAAGAGGTCATATTCTCCCGGCGCCAGCTCGTCAATGTGGGAACTGTCGCCGTTTATCCATGTGGGCGGTGTCACCTCTGGCGCATCGTCCAGGACGCTAACGTGGGAGATTTCTTCCCAGTTGTTCACGTTGGCCTCAATCTGGCGGCTGCTTAAATCGCAGCCGGTGTATTTCCGGCCGGTAAGGGCCGCCACCACGCCGCGAACGCTGCCGCCTGCAAATGGGTCAATGATCGTGCCGCCCTGCGGGCAAAACCAGCGGTAGGCCAGCTCACAGAGGACCGGGTCAAAAATGGACGTGGCGCTGTACGCCATGGCATCCGGGAAAAGCTCTGCGAACTCCTCCCAGCTTATTTTCTGCCCGATTTTCTCCTCATAGGCGTTCTTGGCCTTGTAGGCACCCGGCGGCTGGCTGCTTATGTTATAAGTCAAGCCTGCCTTCGTGTTGTCGTCGTCAGCGCCGCGGCCGACTTCGGAACGAATACCGAGGTGCTTCCAGGCCTTCTTCCTTTCGGCCCATGCTCCGCCTCTGGAATCCAGGACGGTGAAGGGCGGAATAAGGAATCTTTCGCCCAGGGTCAGGCGCGCGGCCTGCTCCTCGGCTTCCCTGTCGGGTTTGCTGCTGGCGATCATGTCTTCGATCTGCTCCATCGAAAAGCCGGACAGCTCCGGGTCCAGGTCGTCGGTGTTCTCTTTGAGCTCGGCCAGAATCCCGGCTATGGCGTCCTGGTCCAGGACAGCAAGCTCGGCGATTCGGTTGTCTGCGACAAGGTCCGCCATTTCGGCGCTGTCGTTGTCGTAGTCCTGCCACTCAATGGGGGCGTACTGGCTGCCCGCCTCGTAGCCTGCAAG